ATGAGTGTTTTCTCATCAACCGCAAAAACTAACTCATCCACCTACCAGCCCGGAGTTGATGGTTTAAGGGCTGTTGCAGTACTACTTGTTTTGCTTTTTCATGCAGGATTTGAGTCTATTCCAGGTGGTTTTATTGGAGTTGACGTTTTTTTTGTAATTTCTGGCTATTTAATTTCAGGGATAATATTCAGCCAGTTAGATAAAAAATCATTTTCTTTTATCAGATTTATTTGCTCCAGAATATCAAGGCTTTATCCAGCGCTTATATTTACTCTTTTCATTGTATTTATTGGCTGCTTCCTAGTTTATACTCCTTCTGAGTTTGCAGAAGTATCAAAGTCAGCAATATATTCAATATTTTCAGCGTCTAACATTTTTTTTGCTAGTAAGGCTGGATATTTTGATAACTCTTCAGAAATCAACCCTTTGCTTCATACTTGGTCGCTTGCTGTAGAGCAACAGTTCTATATCATATGGCCAGTTATCTTATCGTTGTCTTTTTTAATAAATAGAAAAATCGTCCCATATGTCATTGGGGTGGTGGCGTTATCATCTTTGGCGGCATCGCAATGGGCAACTGTAAACTCCCCTGTCGATAGTTATTACCTAATGCCGTTTAGGACTTTCGAACTTGCATTCGGTGGCCTTACTTACTTTGCATCTAAAAAAATAAAATTAAACAATTCATTTAAAGAAGTTACAATGCTATTTGGTCTGGCTGCCATAATAGCACCTTCAATATACTTTACCTCGTCCACTAAATTCCCCGGATTAAATGCAATGATTCCGGTTTTTGGTGCGATGCTATGCATTATCTCTCAAAATTCAAAGATATCAGGTTTTGTTGTTAATAATAGACTATCAGTTGGGTTAGGGATAATATCATACTCAATATATCTTATTCACTGGCCTATACTAGTTATTTATAAATATTGGGTATTCAGACCTTTAGATCTAACTGAAAAGGTATCAATTGTTATTGTTTCAATAGTGGCAGGATACGCTATGTATAACATTATTGAGAATAAATTCAGGAAAATAAATATACTATCACTAAGTAGAGGAACGCTAGCTGGAACATCAGCTCTTATCCTTGTGTTAGCTTCATTTTCTTCAGCGTATCTATATGGTGGTTTTCCGTTTAGGGTATCAGATAAGAGCGCATTGAGCTTCTCTGATGCAAAGAAATACCACGATGCTAACTTTGGTGGTGGCAATACACCTCAAGGTAGGGTTTCTCTGGGAGATGCCTCCAGAAAACCATCTATCATAATACTTGGAGATAGCATTGCTAGGCAATATGCATTAGCAATTGATGAAGACTTGAAAGCTAGAAATAAATCAGCAGTTGCTTTCTTTGAGGACGGGTGTTTTATGTCTGAGTCATACTCAAGATTGTGGAATGGTAACCCAGGAATGCAATGCAACAAAGCGTATAAAGATGCTATCAGCATGGCAAAGCAAACAAAATTACCATTAATATATGCGCAGAGTTGGCTTGGTTACAGAAATGTCATGGGTGAAATGTCAGGTAAACAAGTTCACTTTAACAATGATGAAGATTACCAATCTTTCATGGTTAAGAATATTGAAAGAATAAACTCAGAAATACCTAGCAAGCTAACAGTTATACTTGGTGCAAATGGTTCAGGTGGGGTGTCAGGCACACTTTCATGCGTTGCTAGACCATCATATCTTCCGCTCGTTTGTAGGGATAATATGGTTAGCGTAAGAGGTAGATCTGCATCTGATAAAATGAACAACTTTATAAAAACAAATTCACCTAGTGACGTCAATGTAGTTTCAGTAAATGATGTGATATGTGAGAAGGATAAATGCTTCCCTGTAACTAAAAGTGGGGAGATACTTTACTCTGATTATTTACACTTCAATAAAAGCACTGCGAAGAAAGTATGGGAAGCTATTAGTAGAAAAATTGAAATGTAGTTATAGAGCCCTATTGGGCTCTATTTTTCATGATGCTATTGTAAACTTAGTTGAAACTAAGCCTTTAGGTGCTTTGTAAGAGCCGCCAGAATATTCTATATAAGACATATCCACGTCAACAGCAACAAAAGCCTCCAGTGACTCCCAACCAGCTAAAGTTAGAATAATCCTTCCGTCAGTTTCACATCTAACAGATGGAGTCATCGCTACTCCAACACCATAATATTTAGTTGTTGCTCCAGATAATGTCGGAGTGCTTGGCGTGGATCCTTGCTGTAACTGACCAGTGATAACCCCTCCCCAAGTATTTGTCGATGCCGATGCTGGTGATGTCGCTCTAATTGTTATCTCTAGCATGCATATTGTTCTATATGTGCTCATGGTACCAATGGTAAAGCTAGATGCGTCTGAGGATGATTTATTTATCAAAACTGACGATGATAGTGATTGATATGCATTCTGAACGGCATTGATTGTTGTATAATCCTTTAGGTAACAATTTCTGAAGAGTACCTTATCCCCATAAGACGACGAATTAAGGGTCATTTCTGGTGATGATACATTATCAATAACAATTTGATCTGGGGAATTTACTGCGCCTAGTAATTGATTGGCATTTAAATACAATGCACCCCCATTTATTTTTCTCACCACAAGATCTTTTAAATAGAAATTTGTAATGTTATCACCGGCTACCCAATTATTCCCATCATTGTAGTTAAAAGTAAATGCTTGATTGGACGCATCTCCGCCGCCGAGCTCAATTCTTCCTTTGATAACTATATTTGAGTATGTGTAGCCTCTTGGGGTCATATCCCCTGAAGTTTCATCAATCATTTTAGTAGTACCTATCACACTCCCCCAATTCCCACCAACAACATCATAATCTATTGTGATATTTCGCATCACTCCTGAGATAAGTGGCTCTGTTATTGAGCTGTCCCACCCCCAATCCAACCATATTGGTGCTACACGATAAGGAAGTGTGTATCGCCCTGTGCTCCGATATTTATACTTAACATATAAATTACTAACCTGATTATCCATATTTCCATTAAAGAAATACATCTTTATGGGGGTACCCTGTTGGGTGTCAACGGCGTCGACAGTGATCTGTCCACCAGAACAGTTATTTTGAAGGAAGAAATCCCTGCGGCATCCATTGTTTTTTGTATTGATATCTACCAACCCTATATTGCTCATAAGATGAGGGTAGCGGGTGTCATTATTTACACTACGAGAATAGAGATTTTTTACATTAGTACATTCGTAACCCTGATAGCACTTGCTAGTCTTACCGATAAATGTGAAGTTATCGCATCCATTCAGGCGCAGTGGGGTCAGTCCGCGCTTATCATCACCCACATACTCAAGGGTGGAAGATGCATCCACTTCAAACACCAGATTGGTGATATTCGTCAGGTCGAACACGCGCGTCAGGTCAAATGCACCGGAGTAAAGCAGGGTGTCCCTGATAACCAGTCCGCGGATTTCAAGCCAGTCCATATTGCTCAGGGTTACGATCGTACCTAAGCCACCGCTACCTGGGCCAAAGTTCACAACCTGGTCAAAAATAATTTCAACGTTTTTTAGGTTATTAGATGTGATGTAAGACTGCAAAGATTGCAGCGTACCGAATCGGGAGAAGTAAAGGACACGTTTATTTACAACCGAATCAAGAGCATCTTTTACTGTAGATGAGCCGTAGCCGACCAGACTTGCCTTTTCACCGCTGGCAAGATCAGTTCTTAGTGATGCATCGCCTACGCTAAGCCATGCACCAGGTCCGATTCCTCCTGATGTTTCCGGCGTAGAGCCAGGTGCTACGCTCTTTGGTAACTCGCCATCCCAACGATAATATTCGCCGGTAGCCTCATAGCGTAGCACCTGATTAGGAAGCGTAAGATTATTCCCATCTTCGAAGCTATCAAGAGTGATATACCCGAGGCTTGAAATAGCCGTTGATGCTGTGTAATTGATGCCAGCAATTGTCCAGTGCTGATTACCAAACCTGTCAGTGTATTTATGAGCAGGTGATGTAACGAACTCATCAATTTTCCCGGCGTTAAACTTCAGATCGCGCGGTGATTCGCTTGGGACAGGCAAATTGGTAGGTTGAGTAGTCATATTAGTTCCATAAAAAAACCCGGCACGGTGGCCGGGTTCGGTTGGTCGGGGGCGGTTCTTATTGGTAGATGGCGTCGCTGTACTCCGCGACGGTCAGAGATACCGTGTTGTCTGTGTTCGGTTTGATGCTGTTGACCGTCCATAGTTGACTGTCCAGTTCCTCCACTGTCGCAATGAGGTAGCGCGACGGGAGCTGCACAGTGTCTCCGTTCCATATATTGAGCTGAATGTCGGGTAGTCGCCCAAGATGAAGACGCGATCAGGATGCACAAAGCGCTGATTCGTCCCGCCATTTGGCAGGCTCTCAACGTATTTCCACTGCTTTGGCTGACCGTAGTCTGCCGAATTCTCGTCAGTTACCCATTGACTGACAGTTAACGAACCGGCCCATGCGATCGTAACCTTTTTTAGTGACTTCCCACGAACAACCGGCTGGTCCCACTTTCTGGAGTCATTGATGTGCAGCAGGATACCAGCATAGCGACCGACCAGGCGGCGGCGGTCTGCTTCAGCAAAAGCCCGCCAAAGGCGCTTTGTGAATACCTTTTTGGTCTTCTTCTCCCAATCCGTCTCATCCTTGCTCTCGTCGGCATCGTCACCCTCGATGATTTCCGGGTTAGTCTGCCAGCACTTGCCCACCAGCTTCTCTACTGCGCCGTGTGCTATGCCACCGCGGCGATAGAGCGCATAGAGATTTTCGTAGGTTACCTGTTCAGGGAAGCCATACTCGCACCATGCTGAGTGGCGCTTATTGTCCAGCCCCATTGTTGGGGCCAGCATCCCCATACGGGCGCGCGCCATCCGCGCATCATTCAACGCATGGTTGACGGCGAGAGTTAATTTGTCAGTCATGGTTTGTCCGTTTGGTTAGCGAAGGCGTTTCGGAATCATCATCCCCACAGGTTGCGATCCATTCAGTTCAGTCAGTGCGTAAACCATCGCATCGAGGCGGTCAGGTGATTTCTTCGCGGTGGCGGGGATGTATTCCATCAACTGGTTTTCCAACACGTAGAGGTTGCCGTGATTTGCCACTCGCCCCTGTTCGTAGAGCGCCGATATCGGCTCCGCGCGGGCATACTTACCTTTGCTGGCATGGACACGAATGATGCGACCCTTGAACCCGGCATTGCGGAGTGTCTCCTCCGCCATGTCGCCGCCCTGGTTCGTCTCAATGACTATCGCGTCTGCTTCGTGTTGCTCATAAGCCGATATGGCTTTCTTGGCCCATCCAGCTGGTGAATATTTGCCGCTGTAATCGCCATCCACAGAGAACTGCTTTTTGTCACCGGCACCATATGAGCTGGCAGTAACAATGCCTGTTTCATCGCTTTCATCGCTGTTTGTTGCCTGTGGGTCAATCGCCACGACAGTGCGAACCTTATCGTGGTGAATTTGCAGCTCGCGTGCCGCGCTTATCATCCCCTCTGTCCACAGAGCGCCTTCAGCGTTAAACCTGCGAGGCTTCTGCATGTACTGCGCTTCGGCGGTTCGCCGGTGCGAAAACAGGGATATACGGTGCGATTCGTTATGCTTGAACGGCCAAAGCCAGCCATCAGGTAAGCCGTGGTCAATCGGTATAGCGTGTGAGTTTTCAGGGTACTGCGCTGCGTATGGCTGACTACTGTCGATAATCACCGGCAGATTCAGGTGATGCCATTTCTCACCACTCCCGCCCCGCAGAAGATAGCCGCTCAGGTCGTGGTAATGGATCCGCTGCATGATGACAATCATCGGCGTCGTCTCGATCGCCAGTCGTGATTTGATTGTCTCGTTAAAGCGGTTGTTGACCCCGTCGCGGACGATCTCTGAGTAAGCGTCATCTGGCTTAACCGGGTCATCGATAATCAGCGCGCCCTGCCAGCCCGGCTCCATGTGTCCGGCACGAAATCCGGTAACCTGTCCGGCAGCTGACGACGCGTAAACGCCGCCACCGTGTTCAGTCCACCACATCGCCTTACTGTCAGCGTCATCGCGCAGCACCATCGGCCACATTGACTGGTAGGCCTGCGACTTAATCATGCCGCGCGCGGTTGAGGAGTTCAGCAGTGCCAGGTTGTGCGAGTAGGACAGGTGCATGAAGCGGGCCCGGCAGTTCAGCGCCAGTCCGCGCCCCATCATATTGATGGTTGCCAGCTCCGTCTTCGTGTACCCAGGCGGGACGTTGATGATCAGGCGCTGAATCTCACCATCAATGACGCGATCCAGCGTTTGCTGAATCACCTTGTGGTGAGGCGCGACAATCATCTTTCCGCCGGTGCGCTGCTTGAAGAAGTAACGAGCGTAATAGAGCCCGTCCTCTTCGCATTCAACCTTACGGGCGTAAGCCTTTTGCTCAGCAGTCGTCATCCTCCAACATCTCCCGCCGGGCAGCCTTATACTCTTCTTTGGTCAGTGTAGCCATTTCGATTGGCCCACCATTCTTGCCTGTATGCTCATGAGTGGCCTGCTCTTTGAAAGCCATTACATCTATGTGCTTCCCAAGCAGTTCGAGGTTTTTGACTTTATCCGGCCACTTAATTTTCTTGAGAAGCCCGACCATCTCACGCTCTTCCCCGCGGCCTTCAAACATCTCAGCCACATCGAAGCCGCTAAGATATCTCCGCCAGGATGAAGGCCACTCGCTTACTGGCTTCAGACTCATGTCGTCTTTGAGGATGTCGAGCACGTCCATCTGGTCAATCTCAACGAGACGATTCAGGACGTAAGTCGCATTTATACCAACCAGATCATTGCGTTGTGCTTTAAGTTCGGCAATTCTGGACTGGATGTCAGGTTTTGACAGGTTTTCGGACGCAGTGCGGTTAGCTGTCTTTGCGCTGTACCCCGCCCGAATAGCCGCTTGCGTGGCGTTTAAGTCGATGAGGTACTCGCGACAGAACATTTCTTGTTTGTCGGTGAGTGCCATGTTTTATTCCAAAGGATTGAGTATGTCAGAAATTGTTAAACGCTCTTCTAAAAGCGCTGGGGATGCAGGTGAATACTTCATTGCCTATATGCTGTCACGCCTGGGAATATCCGCAGCACTAACAACGAGTGGTTCTAGCGCTGTAGATATAATTGCCACTATTGACGGTTCAAAGAGTATCAGTATTCAGGTTAAAGGCTCTTGGGCAAGAAGCCAGCCACGTCAATGGATGGTCGGCAAGCACATGCCTGCTGCCTCTCCTGATTTCTTTTACGTGTTCTGCAATATGTCTGAAGATATAGCCAATAAAACCTTTCCCGAAGTTTTCATCGTTCCGAGCGAAGTAGTCGCCAGCCATGCCACCTGGCATCACAGTGCCCCCCTATTCAAAATAAGCAAAGCTGATGAGGGGCAGTATCTTGACCGTTGGGATTACATAGCCGAGGCATTACTAGCAAAGTAATTACATACCAGCGCCAGAGCTTTTGCATAAAGCCATTACGATGGGTCTGCCCATGGTGATGGCAATAAAAAACCGCCCGGAGGCGGTTAAATCAAATCTTCAGCTTATTTCTAATGTGTTCTTTCATGATTAGCATATGCTCTTCTAAATCTATTGAGGACTGGTTAATAATCCTTGAGCTTTCTTCGACATCGGTGATTAAACCCCTACGGTACTTTTCGTAGAGTTCATTGCATTTTTTCATCTCAGACTGAATCAATCCAATGCGCGGGGTAAGCTCATAAAAATAGATGTGCAACAAGGATTCTAAACGATCAAAAACTCCAGGGCCGAGCGATATAGTATTGATGTAATCATTGAATCCATCCCACTCACGCTGGCTCTTGATATACCTTATCTGAGCCATTTGGATCAGAAACAGCATCTTCTCCCAGCGACAGCAGAGAGTGTATAACTCCTCACCTTTATCCCTGACAACTTTCGAAGATTCCTTACTCGCCTCATATTGGACTTGTTTCTGCCATCTTTCATCGGCGAAATGATTGGCAAGAAGCGCCCCGCCAAATGCACCAACAAGCCCTACGATTGGCGTAATAATATCTCGCCATGGGAAGGATATAACTGAGGTTGATAGTGATCCGGACATTAACCCTCCTTATCAAGAGAGATAATGTTACACCATTTAACTATTCCATTTACGGTTTAAAATAGTTACCAGCCAAAAGTTCTGGTTGCGTCACCTGCATGATGTGCTCATGCTCGAGTTCCAGAACTCGCTTTTCTTTCTTCCGCTCGTTCATCAAACGGCTTCCGATCGTGCCTTTCAGCTTTGAGCGCGTTTCTTTGATGGCGTAGCGATGCTGCAATTCTTCACCCATCGCCATGCGCCGGTTTAGCTGCTCGGCCATCCAGTTGAAGGCATTGATGTAACACTCCTTCACTGCGGCAGCTGTTTTGCCAGTGAATCCCATCACTAGCATCATGCATCCGTCGCGAGTGATGTTATACATAGGCTGAACATCGCCATTTTTATCAATGAAATCAATGGGCGCAAAATTGCGCTGGGTGAAGTCATCGGAGCATTTCAGGTTACGTATGGCACGCAAAACGTCTTTGTGTCGCTTGCCAAAGTAATCCGCCACCTTGAGTGATGTGGTGATTATCTTGTTGTCGAGGGTCGTGACCATTTCGCGGAAGTCGAAGGCCGGAATAACTGACGGATTATTCATAGCGTCTTTACCTTTTAGAAAGTGAGCCTGTCTCACAGAAAAGCCGCCCGAGAGAGGTCGCCACCTATAACGGCTTTTCTCAGGCTCGCTTACTGAAAGGCTCTCGTTGATGTGCGCGTGAGATGCGCATAAAAAAGCCCCGCTATTGCGAGGTTCTTGATGATTCGATTTTCCTGATTGCTGCCTTATCCAGATTGCACTGCCCCAGCGCCGTGTAGAGCTGAGCGTTTAACTCGAGACTTGCCTGCCATGTGAACGGAACCACCATTCCGGGGATCGGTGTGTCTGCGGTCAGGTCAGCGCTTATCGGCACCACTGGGGCTGGCACGTAAACTGTCTGCGTATTCCCGCAGGCTGTCAGCAGCGGCAGAAGGAACGAGCTGGTTAGCACACGGATCGCCTTCAAGCGCCTGCCTGATGTAGACGATGCGCGTCTCGCCCTTTTGAGCCAGTTCGTTCTTTGCATTCTTGGTAGCCTGTGAGATGTCACGGATGAGGTTCATCGTGGTGATCACGTTGCTGGTGATCACCTCCGATGTTTCTGCACGGACCGTCGCCTTATCGCGCTGGTCTTTGTAGGTGACGGCGTTGTCGCGGTAGTGGTTCACCAAGAACGCCAGCACACCGATTAACGCCATCACCAGCAACTGCAACCAGTAGCGCTTGACCAGCGCGCCGATCATGACAGGAACAGAGCGCGCTCCGCCTCACGCCGACGGGTCAGCCCATTCAGGACCTTGCCACCTGCTTTATTCCAGCGAAGGAACTCATCGGCGGCGCCAGCGTAATCACCGGCGTTGAGTTTTCGCAGAAGAGTCGATGTCGACAATGACCTGGATCCGAGGTTATACGTGAACGACACCAGGGCGTCGAATTGCCCCTGAGTCAAGCCGACTTTAACCAGGCGGGACACATCGTTTTCATAGCTGACCAGCCCGGTCTTCAGCAGACGTTCTGCTGTTTCCTGCTTAATCGTCATCCCGGCGCGGATTGGTTTGCCGTCGACAGGCTGAGTCCAGCCATAGCCGATCGTCCATACACCGACGCTGTCCTGGTACGCGGTGAGTTTGCAGCCTTCGAATTGCTTTATCAGGGCTATCCCCTTTTCGCTGGTTTGCATGGACTACTCCGTTATAACGACCTTCGCCAGGTTACCGCGCGCCAGCCAAACCGCCATGCAGATGACGGAGTTAAGCAGCAGATCGCCGAGGTTAACCTGAACGTAGTGGCCGAGCAGAATGTTGAAGGCATTGAATCCGGCGGCAAGGATGACCAGATAGGCCAGCACCGCGACACTCAGGCGATGACGCTTTCCCTCCTTCCGGAAAAACATCAGCCTGACCATGATTAACAGGCAAACTATGGCGTTTGCATCCATCAGAAGAAGCTGCCATGTCATTTATCTTCCTCCCCCAGCCCCGGCATCTTCCCGCTTTTGGATTTGCGGAGAATACGCAGCAGGACTGCCACGGAAATGGAAGCAGTGACAATTGCACCGACAGCTGGCGATACCTCAATGCTGGCCGGTGGCTTCATCAGGCTTAACGGCGTGTTGATGATTCCGGCCATGATTTTCGCCATGGGAACGGAGAAGAACACGCCACTGATAAACGATATCAGCGCAAAGATAGCCTGCTTCCAGAGTTGATGGGGATCTGAGGTCAGAACGTATAGCGCAGTTCCGGCGAGTGATCCGAGCATCACTGCTGGAGTCGCCTCCGGAAACAGCGTGGCAAAGGTTACACCGACTGATGACGATGTAAGACCAACGCCTACGATAGTGAAGGTCTCAGACATATTTATTCCGTGTGTAGTTGGTTCAGGCCCTCGGGGCGATTTAACAAGTAGGCGTGTCGATGATGGTTCCCGGAGCCTGAAAATAAAAAAGCCAGCGACAGGCTGGCAATGTGAGGGTAAGGCAATGTTGGCTCTCTGGCTGTAAATACCCTGGCTGGGTTTAGTGTGTGGCGATCGGACTCGAACCGATACTCAGGTTCAGCATTAGCATCATGCCTGACCTGCTGGCTATGCCAGTTGATGCGTTACTCTACCCATTCAACCCGCAAGCGGGAATTAAGTTACACCACAACGGACAGAGCACTGAGCATTTCGTTGGCGCTCCATGCTGCTGCGTGGGTTGGGTTATGAGCCCTTCACGCCAATGCTCTTTCCTGTTGTGCAGATACAAAAAAGGCCGCCTGAGCGACCTGTTTGTTGGTTTTCACCTTCACCGCATCATGAGCCCACGTATAAAGCCTTTGAAGCCTTCAGCGTGTCGCCTGTAATGCGATGTGCACTCATCAATGACATCATGAGCTGACACAAAACGAAGTGACTTGCTACCAACCTCTTTGTGCACTTTGTTTATGACGTTAAATATTCGAACACTAAAAGCATCATCCACCTTTCTGATTTCGTAACGATAGGTGATGTTGTTAGTGCCGCCAACGTAAAGCTGGAAGTTCTTCATGATGAGGCCTCTCTGTTTTAACTGGAGGCCACATTTTACATAAGTTAAAAATGATTTTTAACTTTTAAAGACTACTTGGTTTACATAAAGCACAATAAACAAAGCCCCGCACGATGGCGAGGCTCTTAATTCTTTGTCGACCTACGAAGCTATGGCAACGATATCAGATTTACATGAAATGTATGCTATTTAATTGACTTTTGCAATACCCTGCCGCGAAAAAGTCGCCTTTTGTTGTGATCGTGTTCTCACAGTGCAGAGAAGAGAGTCGCCATCAAGCCGCTTAAAGATGGCGCACATGGCCCGCCAGTAGTCGGCGTAGTTATGGCACCAGTTATCAGGTTTAACGCCGCACAGAGCCGCCAGGTCCTGGTGCTGATACACATCCTTACCCGCTAGCTCCGCTTTGACGTTCTGCGCCGCCAGCCAAATTAGATTCTTTAGGCGGTCCATCGTCTTGCCGGCCACCTTCTTCGCGCCGAGCTTCTCCCGGAACTCCGCCCACGCCCACTGAGTGATCGCCACCTGGTGCTCAAAGCTAACGTTCTCGCTGTAGTTCCACAGCAGCCAAGCTTTCTGGTGGTCCTCCAGCGACAGGACAGCCCGGCGCCAGGATGCGGTCACGAACTCAACTGGGCCCACCAGCGCGATGGATGAGCCCTTTGCGCGGGACTGGCTGCCGCTCATCGGCGGGCCTTCAGGGTTGACCATACGCTGCTTATCTTTGTCGAATACCTTTTTCCGTCCCCTGCTGCGCGCAGTCGCGGTGAATTGCGCGTTCTCGGCGAAAGCTACCAGCTGCCCTTTCGTAGCCCCGCTCAGATCTGCGGTCGCCACAATGAGCTGCTGACGTAAGTATTCCAGTTGCTGACTGTTCATTGTGCGGCTCCTACTGGGTGATAGATACGAACGAAGTTACGGAGAATGCGGTAATCCACCAGCACGGAGCCCGGGCGGCGGTAAATCCGGAGGCGCTGCCAGCGCGCTCGGAGTATCTCGATCGTTTCTGGCTTCATGCTGCCTCCTGCTGTTTGAGTGCTTTGAGCTTGGCGCGGTACTCATCGCGGATCCGGATGAAGTCTTCCCGGCGGTAGTTGGTCATGTCGTGGGGACCTTTGAGCCAGTCGACGTATTCCTGACCGTAACGAGCGACCAGGCCAGCTTCGTATTGCTGCGCGACCGTCGCCTCTTTGGCGGTGTACTTTCCGGCTCCGGCATTACACGACTTGCACTGCTTATGGGCGTTGCGCTCTTCAAAGCGCAGTTCAGGGTTAGCACCGACTGTTTTGAAGTGGCCGCAGTCCCACTGGCCGCCATGCAGATCGGGAGGATTAGTCTCACCGCAGCTGATGCATGGCAAATCGGCATCACGCGCGCGAATGTAGGCATTGAATGCCTGCTGAGCCTGCGCTTTGTAGTAACCGGCAGGCCGTAGCTCTGCCAGACGTTCCTTGCGGCGTTTGCGCCCGGCCTTCTCTGCCTCTTTCTGCTCCTTGATGCGCTTAGCGGCGGCTTTCACCTTCTCCTTCTCGCGTTCTTCCATTGCGAGGATTGCGCCATGTTCCGGGCAGCACCAGCGGATCCGGATGTCATGGAATTTCGGCACGAAGTATTCACCGCACACTTTGCACTTACGGCGGGATGGTTTACGCATGGTTCCTCCGTGCAGCGAGACGCAGCCATTTCTGATCCACCAGGCGGGCGGTGTAGCCCTTCAATGTTGGGATATCGGACGGCTTAACCTCAGGCTTACGCTTGCGGCGCGCCGGAACGCGAAAGATTTCGTTTGTGATGACGCGGGAAAGTGGAGTTGACATCAGGCCTCCTGCTTATCGCGCAGCTGCTGGTATTCGCAACCGTTCGGAATTGTCAGGGCCAGACCGAACTGGGCGCACCACATTTCAACCTTCACCAGGAAGATATGCATTTCGCCTGTATCGAGGTCGGCGGTGTGGCGTGGCTCCCAGGTCGTGGTTTTCTCACCGGTGATGAAGTCGGTGTAGGTCACCTCTTCACAGCCGAGATAGGTTTTCTTGAGGTTGCGCTTAACCCACTCCGGAGTCGCGTCGGTACGTCCGGAGCTAACCAGGTACTCGCTGATTTCCGTGTACCACATGTGGCTGAGAGCGTTCTGCGACAGGCTGCGCTTCTCTCGCCATGGCTTAACCTGAAGGCGGAAACATTGCCCGGCATCCAGCAATGGCTGAATCTGCTGGCCTATGGCCGCGAAGTTGCCGCGATGGAGTTTGATGCCGTCTACTGGGAGAATCATACGGCCTCCTTAACGGAAACCGCAGAATGAAGAAAATCGCAGGTGCATTTCTGCATCTGTGACAAGGTGAGGAGTTCAGATTGTGGTCGCATTTAAGTCCCCTTAAATGCGCAGAAGTCACCGGAGTTGTTCAGGCTCCGATGACATGATTATGGCTGGATGATTATTGGAAATCAACGCGGGGAGAAAATCGTTTGCAAACTTTTGTTTTTAATACACTTACCTTTCTAGCTACCTGCATTCTTTCCGAGGGGATTACCTTAGGCTCCAAACCCTAACACAAATTCAATAATTCATCTCGCCTCATGGGCAATGTCTGGATTACCATGTCAGCACTAATAACTAATTAGCCTGGTGAAATATGAGCATCGTGGTATTTACCACTATCATTACTGGTGTTTGTGTCTTTGTGACGGGTCACATTCTTGTAAAGGGCATCTTGGACCCTTACCTCTCTTTCAAAGAGCAGTTGGGGATGGTCTCAGCAATTCTTTTACGGGAGCAAAACAAGATTATTAACTTAAGCGCCAGTAATGAAGTGATTGACGAAATAAAGCACGCTTCGGCCCTACTGCTTTCAAAATCTAACGCGGTCCCCCTATATGGCGCTTTCGTTAAATTACGTTTACTTCCTCAGCATAAAAGCATAATTAAAGCATCGAGAAACCTGAATCTTATAGCGAGTACTTTGGAAGGGGCGAGCAATATCACCCCCAGAAAAGACTATGTCCTCGTTAACGACTCTCTCAATGCTATAGGTCGTGATTTGAGAATCATTGTTACCTATAAAGGACTATAACAAATACATTAAAAAGAACCCCCCCCTGCTGTGGTGCTGCTGGCAGTGGCATCCAGTGGGTTATATCTACGCCCAAACGTAGATCATAGCCTTCTGCATGAACGTAGAGTTCTGCGTCGCCTTTGCCGCTGAAATTTGATGAACTAACAATCCCGCAATCTCTCAGGCCATCATCCTGGCAGAAATAGAATATCTCAGTGCCGATGCCTGGCATCCGCTCACTGCAAGCCACCCAACCATCCGGAATCACCGGAGAGTTGCTGGTAAGCGGGATGTAATCCAGCCCCCACACCGTTGAAGGGTCTTTTTTACCCAACACGAACAGTGGAGCATTACCTCGCAGACCACGATTATCATCCTGATAGTCAGCACGTAGCCAACCAATCGCCGGCAACTTGTTAGCCGTCGTTACAGGTTCGGCACCCTGAAGCATGGCGGTGACAGCGTTGATAGCCTCAACTTGAGGCATCTCCATCATGCGATGATCGCTCGTTACTATGAATGGCTCAGAGTGCTTAAGCATGGCGGCGCGACAGTCGCTGAAAGCAGACATCACCGCCAGTACACCATGATTCCATACGTGCTCGTCAATCGCATCAGACTTGCGACAGATATCAATCGCCGCATCGAATATCGCGGATTCATCAGGCATAGATACCGGTGCTGGCGGGGCGGTGTAAAGCGGCGTTACTTCTCGCAGCGGGTCGACGTAAGCATTGCCACTATCGAAGCTGACGTTGTTTTTTGCGCCGCCGCCTGACAGTAGCCACGCCACAGGCTCCACTTCGATCGATGCCAGCGCCAGCTTCATCGCAGCCAGCGCCTTTGCAGCGTCTTCGTTTACTGTGCCGGGCGTCGCATCACGCTCTTCTTCAAGCTCCGCGATTGTTTTCAGGAGCCATTCTTTGGTAAGTGTGATCATGGGTTAGCTCTCCACTTTAGCGGCATTTTTACGGTTTGAACGACACACCAGAGCCAAAAAATTCATTTCGCAAATCAGCGCTGCCCGCACTTCAGCCCGGCGACGCCCGCCTATTTTGTTGGACTTCCCAACAGAGCGTTTACGCTGACGAATTACCTTTCTTGCGTGCGCGGCCTGTACTTCATCACGCCGCTGTTTTGATGCATAAACGCCCTTTGCGGGCACTTTACGAGCCTGTTTTTGATAAGCAGTTAACAGGTCGTGTACATTTGTAAATTTAGACATGCTCACTCTCCTTTACCGGCTACGGCCAGTGCCAATTTAGACGCATCAATATTCCACTGCGCATCACCACAGCACAGAATCCCGTTTGAGGCTTCGTAGCCAAAAGCCTCTGTATGTTCGATAAAACCGTGCGCGCACTGGAGATGGTGTGATAGCTCAGCAATCCTCTTGCCTACGGCTTCCAGCTCATCCAGCAGCGCCAGCACGGTGGCGGGATTGGCCGCGGCAACAAAATCCCTGACTGGTTTGTGTTCAATTTCCGCTATTGGTTGATACGATGTGAAGCCATGCTGCTTTTCATAACTACCATTGCGAATGACGTAGAAGTCGCCATTTATTTTCTTGGCTTGCCACTTATCGCTACCAGCCTTCTCAGCAGCTTCCCGTAATGCGCGTTTGTCGATGTTGCTCATTGGGCAGCTCCTTCAAATTGGTAAGAAATTTTAATTCCCAGCTTTTTAGCCATGGCATGCTCAGCGACGGCACCTTCCGACTCTTGCCACCCATGCAGCATGTGAATGGCGTCGGCGCAGCGAAGCATCGCCAGGCAGATGTCCATATACTCACGCTGAGATAAACCATCCGGGAGCGTGGCCGGATTTAATGCCACATGACCTCCTGATAACATCTGCTGTGCTACTGCGTTAAACATCGGACGGTTGTAGTTTTCGTAACCCGTCATTGGTCCTGCGATGTAAATTTTCATACCCCTACCCTCCCCCAAACCATCAATACTCGCTTCATCGCCTGACTGTTCCGGCACTCCTGGCAGATAACGTTCGTCTCTGTGCGCTGCACCAGCTTCGAATTACCCTTCGGCATGGCCGGTATGGTTTCCGGTGCGTATTTCATGCCGTAGTTGGTCAGTCGATACAGCCGCTGGCCATGCTTGCCTTCGAACTCGATCAGGCCGTCTGCAAACAATGTGCTTAACGGGCCGGAAATCTTTTTGGTGGTCATGCCGATCATGGTGGCAATGCGAGCACTATTCAGGCCCGGGTTATTACGCAGGGCTGCAAGAATCTGCCCACGAATTGTTATGGTCATGCTGCCCCCTTAGAACGGTAAGAATCCCACGTGAATGACAGAGTGCACCCGCCTCCATCGCTCATGCGATCAAGAACACGTTCGCCGATGAATGCAGCCAGTTCTTCCCGGGTCTGGTTGCTGATCAGGATGGTTGGCTTCATCCGCTCATAACGGGTGTTGATGATTTCGAACATGATCAACTTCTCGGCGTCGCTTCCGAACTGCACGCCGACCTCGTCGATAATCAGCAGGTCTGGCTTCGTGAAGTAACGGATCACTTCGTCTTCAGTACGGCTTGACCCCTTCGACCAGGTTGACTTGTACTCCCTGGCAATTTTCAGCGCGGTGGTGAACACAGCTGAGCTTTGGTGCTCGGTGATTGCATGCCGGGCGATAGCCAATGCGAGGTGGTTCTTGCCGGTCCCAGGCTTGCCACACATCACCAGGCCGCCACCCTTCTGCAAACGCTCAGGCCAGCGGCTGGCGTATGCCTGACAGACCTTCAGGGCGCGTTTCGCTTCTTCGTTCACCGGTTCATAATTCTCCAGTGAACAGGATTCAAACCTGGCCGGGATGCTCAGTCCATCCAGCAGGCGCTCGATGTTTCTTTTGCGGGCTGCTTCGTTGATGCTAATTCTTTCCGCCTGCAAGCGGCCTAACTCCTCTTTGAGGCATTCAGGGCAGAAGCTTGGGCGCGGGGGAATTTTCACGACTGAGTTTAAGAAATGCCTGGTCCTGCATTCAAAGGGGCCATGCGTTTCGCAGTTCTCGGTGCTGATAGTTAGCTCGATATCTTCATGCTGAACTGGCGGCTGGCTCAACCGGCATGTCAAAGCACATGATTCAGCATGCTCGCCGGTCTACCTGGATGGAGGGAAAGCATTATCGCCATGTTGCCCCTGATATGGCACCTAAGCAAAACAGCCCAATCATGTATAACCGCGATGAGATAAACCACTGGATCGAGCACCAAAGCCCAGCGAAACGCCGGAGAATATCTGCTTAAATGTCCTTTGGCACATCAAACGAGGAATGATTATGGCAGCATACCCAACAGGCGTAGAGGTTCATGGCGAATCGTTACGCATATGGTTCATATATCAGGGGAAGCGTGTCAGGGAAAATCTCGGCGTTCCTGACACGCCAAAAAGCAGGAAAATGGCAGGCGAACTTCGGGCTTCAGTCTGCTTTGCGATAAAGACAGGCACATTCAATTATGCCTCGCAATTCCCTGATTCATCGAACGCAGAGAAATTCAGCACTGTCAGAAAGCAACTCTCACTACTTGAACTGAAATCGAAATGGCTTGGACTTAAAGAGATGGAGCTTAGCCTCGGGACGTTGAGGCGTTACGATTGCCACCTCACAACCACTATCGAAACAATTGGTGAGCACAGGTATATCGGCAGCCTGAACACTGAAGATATCCTTAGTGCCAGGAAGGAGCTACTGAACGGCTGGCAGAAGACCAGACATGGCCTAAATCATCCACCCAAAAAGGGAAGAAGCGTTCCTACAGTCAATAGCTATATGGCATGCCTTGGCGGGATGCTGAGCTTTGCTTTCAAAAGTGGCTACCTGAAAACCGATCTGATGGCAGGTATTACCCCTCTCGCAAAAGAAAGACCCATTCCAGATCCTCTTACTTCTGATGAGTATCAGAGAGTGGTTGCGGCCTGCCCAACGCTACAGTTTCAGAATATGGTTATCTTTGCGGTAAATACAGGCGTCAGGCATGGCGAACTAAGCGCGTTATCCTGGGAGGATGTGGATACTGTCAACTGGACTGTTACAGTGTCACGTAACTATTCCCTGAAGGGAAACTTCACCCTGCCAAAAACCAACGCCGGGATTCGAACAATACAGCTGACCCAGCCAGCAATTGATGCACTCAAGGCGCAAATGCCACTGACCAGAATGATGGCATCCCACAAGGTAAGCGTCAGCCTACGGGAATACAAAAAAAAGAGAACCGATGAATGCACCTTTATATTCTCGCCGTCCATTACTTCAATGAACGGTAAGAAGACGATGTGCTACGTCCCCGGATCCATTAATTCAGCCTGGCGCACTGCCCTGCGTCGTGCAGGCGTCCGACAAAGACGGTCTTATGAAACCAGGAACACATATGCGTGCTGGGCACTGGTCGCCGGAGCGAACCCAAATTTCGTTGCGCACCAGATGGGCCATTCGTCAGCGCAAATGCTATTCACGGTTTACGGTAAATGGATGACCGAGAATAACCATGACCAGGTGGGCATTTTGAACGCATCATTTACTCAAAATGCCCCACTGATGCCCCATAGAAAAACCGCATAACCTTAACTATCTGATTTAACATATTAATATCACTTCAATCATGATTCATCTGGATGAGCAAGGTCGGATCGTTTGCCTTTAGCTTCCTGCCGGTAATGTTCTGTATCGCCATTCCTCTGGGTCTGGCGCGCGAAAACAAAGGCGTGGCGGCGTTTGCGGGCTTCGTTGGCTATGCGGTCATGAACCTTGCGGTTAACTTCTGGCTGACCGCCAAAGGGATCCTGCCGACGACCGACGCGGCGGTACTGAAAGCCAATAACATTCAGAGCGTGATTGGTATTCAGTCCATCGATACCGGGATCCTTGGAGCCGTGATCGCGGGGGTGATTATCTGGATGCTGCACGAGCGCTTCCACAACATCCGCCTGCCCGATGCGCTGGCCTTCTTCGGCGGGACCCGCTTTGTGCCAATCATTACGCTGGTTGTGATGGGTCTGTTTGGTCTGATCATCCCTCTGATTTGGCCGATTTTTGCCATGGGGATCACCGGGATTGGCCGCATTATCAACGGCGCGGGTGATTTCGGCCCGATGATTTTCGGTACGGGTGAACGTCTGCTGCTACCGTTTGGTTTACAGCACATCCTGGTTGCCCTGATCCGCTTTACGGAAGCAGGCGGCACCATGGACGTTTGCGGTCATTCCGTTAGCGGCGCGCTGACCATCTTCCAGGCCCAGCTGAGCTGCCCGGCCACTCACGGCTTCTCTGAAAGTGCGACGCGTTTCCTTTCTCAGGGTAAAATGCCTGCCTTCCTCGGCGGCCTGCCGGGTGCTGCGCTGGCGATGTACCACTGTGCCCGTCCGGAAAATCGTCATAAAATTAAAGGTCTGCTGATCTCCGGCGTTATTGCCTGCGTGGTGGGCGGTACGACAGAACCTATCGAGTTCCTGTTCCTGTTCGTGGCACCGGTACTGTACCTCATCCACGCCGTACTGACGGGCCTGGGCTTTACCGTGATGGCTGTGCTCGGTGTGACCATCGGTAACACCGACGGTAACGTGATTGACTTCGTGGTATTCGGTATCCTGCACGGCCTGTCCACCAAGTGGTATCTGGTGCCGGTTGTGGCCGCCATCTGGTTCGCGGTTTACTACGGGATCTTCCGCTTCGCCATCACCCGCTTCAACCTGAAAACGCCTGGCCGCGATACCGATACGGCCACCAGCGTTGAACAGGCGGTGGCCGGTACCGTTGGGAAATCCGGATATAACACGCCGGCTATTCTGGCGGCGCTGGGCGGTGCGGATAATATTACCTCTCTGGATAACTGCATCACCCGCCTGCGTTTGTCGGTGGCGGACATGTCCAAAGTGGATACCAACGCACTTAAAGCTAACCGGGCTATTGGCGTAGTACAGTTAAATCAGCACAATTTGCAGGTCGTCATTGGCCCGCAGGTACAGTCAGTGAAGGATGAGCTGGCAACCCTGATGCGAACCGTCGAAGCCTGA